TCCTTTTTGGAGTCGCGTTCTGCAATGGCTTTTTCAACATTTGCTTTCATGGAAGTTGCCATCTGCAGCATTTCCTCAAGCGTGTGCTTAACGGGTGGATCTACTTTGATGGGCTCGGGCGCAGGATCGTTAGGCCGAGGATCGCATTTGACCAATTCGTACTCTGCAAAGATCGGGCGAAGATAACCATCGAGTGCTTTGAATTGCTCCTTGTCAACCAAGTATTCAACTTGTACGCGGACCAATCCAGATGCTGACATGACCAACTTAAAGTTCGTCATCAGAGATTCTGGAAGCCCAAGTATTCCGAGAACAGGGAGCAAGACATTGGCTGACGACATAAGTTCTTTTTTCATGATTCACCTTTCAAGGAGTAGTGATGGATAAATGTAAATATTTCAAAGAATCTTCAACCTTCATACAGAGTGCGGAGCGGCACTCTCACATGCAAGTTACCGGAACATCTGAACACCGTAAGTGGTGTGATCACCCAAAGCACTCGCCATTCCCGAAGGCCCAAGCGTTAACGACGGGTTTTTCATCGCATGCTCTGACTTGTGGCGGCGACATCGCAAAGTGCCAGATCGATGCAGACAAGTTCGGCGACGTGACATAGACAGCTCCACCCCAGGTTCCAAGCCCTCCCAGCGAGGGCTTTTTTACGTCTGGCGGAAAGATTTTAGTACGCTATTTAGCTTTATGCTTGACTTTGATTTAGCCTTTTGCTACATTAATCCCAAGTCGCAACCAAACGCGAAACGAGCTGCCAAGCGATACGAAGGCAGTAAGCCCAACAGGATTGCAGAGGGCGCTCTAGGTCTAGGCCGGTGTGTTTGGCGCGATTGGAGAGAGATGTTTTGTGGTGCGGCGAATTGACGCCAACGCTTGCGTAGGTTGAATCGGAGTTCGGAATACGCGGGAAATTCTAGAAATTCCCATCCTTACCGATGCTTTGGCTTGGCGGCCGGAGACACCACAAAACATCCCTCTCTAAGGTGAGATCAACGACCTGATCTCCACCATGTGGGCGGCGCATGTCAGCCCTGTTGGTGGTCTTCTGGAAGTTGCTCTCGGTGTCAAACCGATTGGGAGTAGCAATCTTGGATCACATCACTCAGGGCCTGCTGGCCGCCTGCAAAGCCGCCTTGCAGCACTTCACGAACCGCAATTCCCTTGTCGGCCACCAGTTGCGCTCAGCGATTGCCATGGCTGAATCTGGCCACATTCCCCGCCGTCCCCTGCCCGATCTGCTGGCGCGTGAAGCCGAAGTAGTTGGTGCAGCGCTGGATGCCGAGTCTTTGGAGCATGGGGAGGTGACGCTGTGAACGCTTCGCTCCCCACCTCTATGACGCCAGCAGTACTCCCGCTGGTGCCGCGTGAATCGGTTGTGCGCCAGATTGTGAACAACGAATGGTTGCGCGATCTGACCTATTTGGACACCAAGGAGCGCCGCAAGCTGGCCGCTGAAGTTGGCCGCCAGAACGACTACCTGCGGGCTACGGGAGAGCGGCTGTGAGCAAGCGCACCATCCAAATATTGAACTGGCTCCGCGAGTGCGATGGAAAGCTCAAGGGCGAATTATTCAACCGTGGCTATGTGCTGGGCTTTCTGAACGGCGTCAAGTATGACCTTGACCCATGGGAGCGCCAGTACCTTGATGTGATTACCGACCGCGTTATGCAGGGGTTGCCATCATGAACTACTGCAACAGCTACGGCAAATGCACCCAAGGCCACGGTTGCCCAGCGCGCCAAGTATGCGAACTACCTCTCGATCAGGACAAGCCCGTGCGCCGGTCTTGGATTGCCGTCAACGTCCTGCTGTTTGCATTCCTGCTGGGTTCGGCTGGATATCTGCTTGACCGCCATGACGAGCAGCGTGAGGCTGACCACACACCCGAACAGCGTGAGCTGCGCAAGGAGCTCGCTGCAGCAAAGCTATGCAGGACTGAGCACGGCGAAAGCCTTGTTTCTTGGTCCGCAGCCGGTGAGCTGGTCTGCATTCCACGCGGCTATATCCACCGCAAAAACCAAATCGCAATTCGTTAACCACCACCCGAAAGAAGATATGAACGCAGAAAACTCAAATGCATTCATGCCTGCGGTCATCCCGCCTGGCATCGAAAGCGCTTCATCCGCAGTAGCCGCCCAGGCCAAGGCCATGGTCGAGTCGCGCTACGTCATGGCAATGCACAACCCCCGCAACTGGGACCAGGTGCGCCTGGACCTGATCAAGGAATGCCGCCGCCCGTCCTTTGCTGACAACAAGAGCGCCTACTACATCAAGCCCATTGGCGAAGGCGTTGAAGGCCTTGGCATCCGCTTTGTGGAAGTCGCGCTGCGCTGCATGAAGAACGTGCTGGTGGAAACCACCATGATCTTCGAGGATGAAATGAAGGAACTCCACCGGGTTAGCGTCACCGACCTAGAAGCCAACATCACCTACCCGCTGGACGTGCGCGTCTCCAAGACCGTGGAGCGCAGCAAGCCCAATTCCGATGGCTCCTACATCAGCATGCGCAAGAACAGCCGTGGGCACAATGTCTACACACTGCTGGGCACTGATGACGACATCCTCAACAAGCGCGGCGCGCTGATCTCCAAGGCCATCCGAACGATTGGCCTGCGCATCATCCCCGGCGACCTGTGCGACGAAGCTGAAACCATCATCAAGCAAGTGCGCCTGGACAAAGCCGCCCAAGACCCGGATGCCGAGCGCCGCAAGATCGTTGATGCATTCGCTGAGATTGGCGTCAACGCCACCGACCTGACCAACTACCTGGGCCACTCGATTGCGCAGTGCTCCCCCGCCCAGATTGTCAAGCTGCGCGGCCTGTATGGCGCCATTCGTGACGGAGAAGCCACCTGGAAGACCGTCATGGACAACAAGGCAGAGCAGGCTGGGTCCGGCAATGGTGCTGCTGGTGGACTGCCGGCCTGTTCTGCCGAGTCCTTCGAGAAGAAGAAGGTCGGCTGGAAGAAGGCTGTGGAGAGCGGCACCAAGTCGGTCAACGACCTGATTTCCTTCATCCAAACCAAGGAGCTTCTGAGCGATGAACAGCGCATGGAGATTGCATCGTGGGTTGCAACTCAAAGCGGCGGCCAAGCGGAGTAATGCTGTGACTGATTGCCTATACATACCAATACCAAAACATGGTTTGTTCTGTGACCTTACTGGGCAGACTTTTGGGCGCCTCAAGGTGGCTGGATATATGGGTCGGATTGGAGCAAACAACAACTGGGATTGTGTTTGCGTTTGCGGTGCTCGAAGCATTGTGAGTGGAGGAAATCTTAAGAGCGGGCATACGCAGTCATGCGGCTGTCTGCATCAAGAAAGAACCTCGCAAGCCACTAAAAAGCATGGCGGTTCAAGGTCAGCCGAATACCGCATTTGGGCCGGGATGAAAAACAGATGCCTTGATAAAAGCAACATCAAATTCAACAGATATGGCGGCAGAGGAATTATGGTTTGCCACAGGTGGCTCAATTCCTTTGAGGCTTTTCTGTTTGATATGGGTCAACGACCTACCAGCAAACATTCAATTGATCGTATGGACAACAACGGCAATTACGAACCAAGTAATTGCCGCTGGGCAACATCCAAAGAGCAGGCCAACAACACCAGCACCAACGTCTTATTGACGATTAACGGAATCACAAAGCCCTTGTCAATTTGGGCCGCTGAATATGGGCTAGATAGATCGGTGGTTGTCTCGCGGGTAATAAACGGCGATGTTGGGGAAGCCCTAATTCGTCCATCAGGCTTGCGCACAAAGAAGATTACTTTTAGCGGAATTACCGACACCTATGCAGGTTGGAGCAAAAGGCTCGGACTAAATCCAGAAACTATTTCGCAGCGAATCAGGCGGAATAAATGGTCAGTTGAGAAATCATTAACTCAAGGGGTATGAAATGAACGTCATTCAATGTACGCAGGGTTCTGATATTTGGAAGCAAATTCGGCTGTCTCATTTCACGGCGAGTGAAGCGCCTGCAATGCTCGGTGTATCAAAGTACATATCTCGGTCTGAGCTTCTTCGTCTCAAACACACAGGCGTTGAGCTCGATGTTTCTCAAGCCAAGCAGCGCCTATTTGACGCTGGACATCAGGCAGAAGCAGCAGCCAGAAGCATCGCGGAATCCATCATTGGGCAGGACTTATTTCCAATTGTCGGGACCAAGGAAGTAAATGGCCTACCGCTGTTAGCTAGCTTTGATGGGGTTGTCATGGATGAATCCATTGTGTGGGAAACAAAACTTTGGAATGAGTCGTTGGCACAAGCATGCGCAGCCGGTGAACTTGATCCGCACTATTGGGCGCAACTTGAGCATCAACTGATTGTTTCCCGGGCCAAAAAAGTTTTATTCACCACTTCAGACGGCACTATGGAACGTACTGCGCAGTGTTGGTACACGTCTGTTCCTGAGCGCCGAGAGCAAATATTGAAAGGCTGGGAGCAATTCGCCAAAGACCTCTCTGCCTACACCCCACCCGAAGTGATTGTCCCCGCCGTAGCCGCAGCCCAGTTGGGACTGCCCGCCGTCAGCATTCAGGTGAATGGCTCCATTGCCCTGGTGGACAACCTGGACAAGTTCGGTGCCGCACTGACCAACTACGTTTCTCGCATCAACAAGAAGCCCGAAACCGATCAGGACTTCGCGGACCTTGAAGCAACCGTCAAGACGCTCAAGAATGCCGAAGACGCTCTGGACGAAGCCGAGAACAGTGCGCTGGCTCAGACTGAGAGCATCGACGTTATGCGCCGCACCGTGGCCCTGTACCGCGAAACCGCCAAGACAAACCGCCTGCTGATTGAAAAGCTGGTCAAGGCTGAAAAGGAAAACCGCCGCAATGCCATCGTGAGCGATGCCGCTGCCGATCTGGTCAAACACATCAACGGCCTCAATACACGCTTTGGCAAGCCCTACATGCCCACCATTGCCAGCGACTTTCCCGGTGCGGTCAAGGGCTTGAAGAGCATTGATTCCATGCGCGACAAGGTTGCTACCGAACTGGCGCGCTGCAAGATCGAAGCCAATGCCGTGGCTGATCGCATTCAGGCCAACCTAGCCATGCTGTCGGAAGTCAAGGAATACGCCTTCCTTTTCAATGACCGCGGCAACCTGATCGGCAAAGCGGCTGATGACCTGAAGCTGTTGATCCAGTCCCGCATCGATGCCCACAAAGCTGCTGAAGCAGCCATTACGCACAGCGATGTTGTGCGCCTGATGCCAACCAGCGTCAAGCAGGCCATGGCACCAAAGCCAGAGACACCGCCAAGCCTGCGCATTGGC